AAAGTCCATCTTTCAACAGTAGCACCAGTAGAATCCAATTGTTCGATCTGAATGTTACCTAGGGCTGCTGCACCTTTACCTTTTGACATGGTTTCATATGAACCATTTGGGCTAGAAGGTATAGCATATCCTTGGGCATCAAGCATAGCGTTCAATTGAGCGGTTGCGCCGGGCGAGACAGGATCAACTAAAACTAAGTCAATCGGTTGCCATGTTACACGTCCCGGATAATAAAACTTATGAGTCAAAAAAGTGTGTTCTGCCTCAGAAATTTCGTACTTTGGTTTATTTACGGATTTAGCAAACCAGACGTAACCAGAGTCATCAGCAAGACCATTGAAGATGATCTTGAATCTAAAGGCTCTTTTAGGCTCCTTGTTTCCTATTCCGTGTGTTGCGGTCCAAAATGACATTTAAAGTTTCTCCTTTTTAAATTAAATAGTGTCTTATACAAAATCAGCGCCGGTTTTGGTGATTACAAAGTCTACGACAATGTATTCAATTGCGCGAGCAGGCTTGATATAAATCTTAGCATACATGATGTTACGATCGATCAAGTCAGCAGTAGTAGTGGTTTCATCCAATATTAGTTTGTAATCAGTAAGTCCAAATCTAGCTTGTACGTTAGCCAAGATTGGATTAACTTGTGACTTAAATCTAGCCCAAGTAGAATCTATATTCTGGTCGAACAGAAGGTTTCTAGAAACAGTACTAACCTTAGATTTAAGATGAAGCAGCAGTCTACGAACATTGATTCTATCCAATGCAGATGTACCTGCTTGAAGTGTTTTCTGTCCGAAGATTACAACCCCTTCTGCTGGGAATGTTGCAATTGGGTTGATGTTGACTTCATACAATTTATCTCTTTCGTTAGAGTCTAGACGTTGACGCGCTTGTACTACGGCTGGTCCTCTCGAACCTCCGAGGTTTCCAAGTCCACCGCGATTGAAACCAGCGGGAGCAAACCAAACATCTGATTTTGCTTGGGATTTAGCCATAGCGCCAAGCCCAGCAACAGAAGATGGAATCCATACATAATGTCCGCCGCTCAGGTTGTCAGCGATTTGAACCCAAGGGTAGAAGCAACAAGCATAACTTGAATTAAGGTTTCTACCTTTCAATGTTGATACTGCACTAGTAACAGAACCTAGTCTGGAAGAAGCACTATCAGTAGATTCGTGTGTTGGCATGTAATCATTTTCAATATCAATGATAGCCAAAACATCTTTACGAGACTCAGCAGTACTGATCAATTTGTTAGTGATCAAAGGAGCGCGGATACCGGGAGCTAACAAAAGATTAGCTGGTACTACTTCTGGATCCTTAACAGCATCGATAGCTTTATTCAAAGAGTATTGTACATGATTTGTAGTCTCAGACCAAGACGTTCCAATCAATCCATTTCGAAGAGGTTCTTTCTCAGTAATATCAAGACCGTCAGATCCACCCCACATAGGCATCAAGAATTGGCGCACATTTAGGTCTAGAAGGTCTCCAAATGATCCGGTACCCTTTGTGTATGATGGGTCAGTGCTGGCGCTGTCAGCGCGCTCATATGAGCCGCTAATGTAACGTACAGTGTTGTCATCAGTATTGACTAGGATATCGTCCAACGAGAAGCAAATGGAGTGCTCAAAATCATCGTTACCGGGAGCAAAGCTATCAGATATTGCATTAAGCCCACGAAGGTAATCGCAGTAGTCCGCATCATTTGTTGGAGAGGTAGCCGACAGTTTTGGACGGATCCCCCAGTAACAACGATATGGATCAGCAGCGCCACCATCAGTACCACCAGATCGAAGTGGAATTGCTGGGAAATTGAAGGAGGCCGTGTAGCCAACTGGTCCAGCAGCAAACTCAGTGGCGGTACCACCGGTAATCAATGTAACATCGTTACCTTTCGCGAAAACACCTCCATCCACTGTTTCATCTGAACCAGCGATCGCTGATATAGAAAGTGGACTTATGTTCTCACTAACTGAACTGAAATCGTATGTCGAAGCGACAACA